GAAGAGACAATGGTAGCGTGACATACTTTACCATGATTAAGAATTACCCAGTGCAGGGCTTTGCTACAGGTGACGTGGTTCCTGTTGTACTCAATGAGATGTACAAGCGTCTTGAACCTATGCAGTCCTGTCTGGTGAATACTGTGCATGACTCAACAGTGATTGACATACACCCTGACGAAGTAGATCAGGTACTAGGTATGGTAAATGATATGAATGAGGGCTTGACTGATCTAGTCGAGTCAGTGTATGGAATAAGAATGAATGTGCCTCTACTATTAGAAGCTAAAATAGGCTCCAACTGGCTTGACACAGTGGATGTTTGAGGTATAACTAGGTACTCTTTGACTCTATTAAAAGGATATAGAAATGAGCAATGAACTACAAATCGCAACAGATCGTGGGCAGTCTATGGCTGAGCTTATGGGTGTGTCTTCCGCACCAGCACAGCAGGCTACACCATCTATTGCACGTGTCGGTATGATCCACCAGCCTATCATGGGTGAGGTTGAGTTCAACGGCAAGACAATCAAGACAGAGATTGTTCCCATAGGTGCATTCACTCTAGTGCAGGGTGAAGACAAGGTATACAGCAATGGCATTACCTTTCGTGTCTTTGCCCAGCGCCAACAGTGGCAGCGTTGGAACAGTGAGACAGAAGAGATGGAGAAGTCTGTCCTGTCTAACTCCCTTAATGGTGACATGAAGGATAGCATTGGTGGCTTTAACCTTGGGCGTCCTACAGGGTACATCGAAGACTTCCAGTCACTACCTGAGGCTACCAAACAGATCATGCGTTCAGTCAAGCGTGTTAAGGTATTCTTTGGTACGGTAACACTAGACAACCCTATCAATGACAAGGGTGAACCAGTGACAGGAAACTATACTGATATACCTGTGGTCATGGATGTTAAGAACCGTGAATCACTTAAGAGTATTGATGCTGTACTGAACGGTTTGAACCGTAAGAACCTACTGCCTATCATGTCTACCATTAAAATGTCTGGTGTAGAGGACAGCATTCCTACTGGTGCTAAGTTTGGTAAGATTGAAGCCAAGCTAGGTAGCAGCGTTGATCTGTCAGACGGTGACAATGAGACACTCAAGGACTTCATTGAACTCGTTGAGTACATGAATGGTAAGGTACTTGATCTACACAATGAGCGTAGCGATAAGAGCATGTCAGCAGCTGATGAGGCTGTGGTCAAGGACATTCTTAACAACGACTTCATTGAGGTGGAATAATGAATCACCCCGCTGAGTTAAAAGTCTTCAACTTCTTACAGAAGGCTATGGCTGGCGAGAGTACTATGACAGAGGAGGTGGCTAAACAAGTCGCCTCCGATGTTGAGGCTGCATTGTATAAGCAGTTTGATAGTGGCCCTCGTGATAAGTTTCGCTTACGCATGTCTAACATTGGCAAGCCTAAGTGTCAGCTGTGGTTTGAGAAGAATGATCCTGCAGATAAGACACCCTTTCCTCCAGCGTTCCTGATGAACATGATCCTTGGCGATATTGTTGAGGCTGTGTTCAAGGGAGTACTACGCTCTGCTGGTGTAGAGTTTAAGGACAACGATAAGGTCACACTCAAGTTACCTCACGGTCAGGAGATCAAGGGTGAGTATGACATGGAGATGGATGGGCGCATTGATGATGTTAAGTCTGCCTCCCCTTGGTCATACGATAACAAGTTTGCATCCTTCGATACTCTTGCACAGGGTGACAGCTTTGGCTACGTGGCACAGCTTGTGGGCTACGCAGAGGGCGCTGGGAAAGAGGTAGGTGGCTGGTGGGTAGTCAACAAGGCAAATGGGCAATTCAAGTATGTAGACGCCTCTGAGGGAGTGGACAAGGAAGCAGTACTCGCTGACATCCAAGCTCTCGTAGACTACATAGATAATGATGAACCCTTTGAGCGTTGCTTTGAGCCAGTAGAGGAAACATTCTACCGTAAGAAGACAGGCAACTGGGTACTGCCATCAGGGTGTAAGTTCTGTAGCTTCAAGCACAAGTGCCACACTAACCTGCAGCCACGCCCTAGCATCCCTAGTAAGTCTAAGAACCCACAAGAGGTTGACTATACTTATGTAGCACCTGAGTATCTTGATGGTTAGGAAACACAACTCACGTTTGTACCGCAGTGGTCTTGAAGTAGAGGCTGCTGCGTACCTCAAGGATAGGCAGAAGATCGTAGCCTATGAAAAGCTAAAGATAGAGTGGGAGGATCTAAAGTATCGCACTTACACACCAGACTTTGAGTTAGACAACGGTATAATAATTGAGATGAAGGGGTTGTTTTCTGCTGCAGATAGACGTAAACATATAGAGATACAGCGTCAGCATCCTACACTAGATATTCGTTTTGTATTTAGTAATGCTAATTCAAGGCTTTACAAGGGAGCCAAGAGTAGGTACTGCGATTGGTGTGATCAGAAGGGCTTCAAGTGGGCGCATCGTGTGATACCTGAGGCTTGGCTCGAAGAGAAGGGCAAGCGAATGAAAGAGCAACGTGTCAAAGTTAAGAGGAGAGAGTAGTGGCTTACGAGATTAAACCTGGTGATGTAGCTATTGTGTTGTCACCTGTTATTGAGGAAGGCGAATGGAACGGTAACATCAAGACAGGTATGGTGTTTGGTTCTGCTGGTTCTGAGGATGGCATGAGGGCTGCTCTTGATGAAGCACTAACTATGTCAGCAGCACAGAAGTTCTTAGAGATATACCCTGATGCTTGGGAAGACTTCTCTGATATAAGGGCTGACATAATGCAGGAAATGTTCCCTGATGAGTTTCATGAAGCAGAGGTAGAGCTAGAAGAGTTAGAGGAAGTCAATGTAGAGGGTAACGTTTACACGCTAGGACGCTGGACTAAGACAGAGGGCAGTGCATGAAGAAGTTTAGCGTGACGTTTGTTGCTAAGGTACATGATAACAACAACATTCTATCCTCATACGAGGACAACCATGAGCAGGACATACATGACTTGGTTACAGATATTATCTACGACATAGATGATGTAGAGATAGAGAACTTAAACGTGAGAGAGAGACAATGATTACACAGGAAGACATAGATGCCTTTGCAGATATGATGGATGTAAGCCCACAGCACTATTCATACTGGGTAGAGGGTAAGATCATAACAGAGGGTGAGACACGCTTAGTGGAGAACACACTGGGCCTTGTAGGTGAGGCTGGTGAGGTAGCTGAGAAGATCAAGAAGCTAATGCGTGACAACACTAAGGTCTCATCAGATGATATTATCAAGGAGCTAGGTGACGTTGTATTCTACGCTACTGCCTTGGCTAATTACTTTAACAGTGACCTCACAGAGGTACTGCAGACTAACATGGACAAACTAAATAACCGTGCTAAGCGTGGTGTTATTAAAGGATCAGGAGACAACAGATGAGCAATCAATTACCAACAGACTACCAAGCGTTCATTCACAAGTCACGTTACGCCAAGTACTTTGATGGCAAGGGCCGTGAGTCATGGAGTGAAACAGTAGGACGTTACATGGATAACGTAGTACGTAAGGCTCTAGGTGGCGTAGACAACAGCTACATCAAGGATATTGAACAGGCTATCGTAGGCCAAGAGATCATGCCCTCCATGAGAGCTATGATGACAGCTGGCCCAGCCTTAGATCGTGACAACACAGCAGGCTACAACTGTAGCTACCTACCCGTAGATGACCCTAAGTCCTTCGATGAGGCTATGTACATTCTCCTCTGCGGGACGGGGGTTGGCTTCTCCGTTGAGCGCCAGTTCATCAGCAAGCTCCCAGAAGTACCTGAGCTCTTCGAGAGTGAGTCTATCGTTGTCGTTAAGGACAGTAAGGAAGGCTGGGCTAAGGGGTTCCGTCAAGTTCTTGCACTCCTCTGGGCTGGTGAGATCCCTAAGTGGGACGTATCACAGGTACGCCCTGCAGGTGCAAGGCTTAAGACGTTTGGCGGTAGAGCATCAGGCCCAGCGCCACTCGTAGAACTATTTAACTTTGCTGTAGCTACATTCAAGGCTGCACAGGGACGTAAGCTTAGCTCTATGGAATGTCATGACCTTATGTGTTTCATTGGTCAGATCGTTGTCGTAGGTGGTGTGCGCCGCTCAGCTATGATCTCTCTGTCTAACCTGAGTGATGATCGTATGCGTCACGCTAAGTCTGGACAGTGGTGGGAAACAGCTGGGCATCGTGCCTTGGCTAACAACTCTGTATCATACACTGAGAAGCCAGACATGGAAACGTTCATGCGTGAGTGGCTTGCACTGGTTGAGTCTAAGTCTGGTGAGCGTGGTATCTTTAATCGTGAAGCATCCAAGAAGCAAGCAGCTAAGTTTGGGCGGCGTGATCCTAACTATGAGTTTGGTACAAACCCTTGTTCTGAAATCATTTTACGTCCGTATCAGTTTTGTAACTTAACGGAGTGTGTAGTACGTGCTACTGATAGCATTGAAGATCTTGAGCGTAAGGTTAAGCTGGCTACCATCTTGGGTACTATCCAGTCTACCATGATTAAGTTCCCCTACCTACGTAAGGTATGGCAGAACAATACAGCAGAGGAGCGGTTGCTTGGTGTATCTATGACAGGCATCATGGACAACCCTCTTATGACAAACAAGAACGCAGGATTGGAGAAGACACTTGAGCATTTACGATCCATTGCTGTGGCTACTAACGCTGAGTGGGCTGAGTTGCTTGGCATCCCTGCTAGTGCTGCTATCAGCTGTGTTAAACCTTCGGGTACGGTATCACAACTGGTTGATTCTGCTAGTGGAATTCATGCTCGTCACAGCCCCTATTATATTCGTACTGTCCGTGGTGATAGCAAAGACCCACTAACACAGTTCATGATTGATAAGGGTATCCCTAACGAGCCTTGCGTTATGAAGCCTGACTCTACTGTAGTGTTCAGCTTCCCTGTTAAGTCTCCTGAGCAGGCTGTCACACGTAATGATATGACTGCTGTAGAGCAGCTTGAGTTGTGGCTCACCTATCAGCGACACTGGTGCGAACATAAGCCAAGCGTAACTATCTCAGTTCGTGACACCGAATGGATGGCTGTAGGTGCATTTGTGTACGAACACTTTGATGAGATGTCAGGTGTGTCATTCTTGCCACACTCAGATCATACTTACCAGCAAGCACCCTATCAGGATTGCACTAAGGAACAGTATGAAGAGATGCTTGAGCTTATGCCAGACAGCATTGACTGGGAAGAGCTTAATGATTACGAGAGTGAAGATAACACAGTATCTATGCAGACTATGGCCTGCTCTGGTGACAGCTGTGAGATCGTGGATCTAGTATGAGTTACGTAGTAGTAGGCACAGACAAGTGTGAGTTTTGTACTAAGGCAAAGCACTTGTTACGAGAGAAAGGGGTAGGCTTCACGGCCTACTCACTAAGTTCACAAAGTAGCAAATGGCTATTGACACTAATTAAACAAGCAGGTATGACTACCGTACCACAAATCTGGGACAGCGAGGGTAGCCACATAGGTGGTTATACTGAGTTAGTCCAACACCTTGAAAGGAAGTAACACATGGAAGCAATCTTTGTATTTGTAGTAGCAACGTTTATCTCAATAGGAGTCGTTGAAGAAGTTGTAGTACCAGCGGGTGAGTACGCTATTGAGAAAGGTACTGAGGTTTATGATACCGTAAGTACTACAGTGCAGGAAGTCTTGGCTGACGAAGAGCACTCTACAGAGCAGGAATACTAAGAGTAAAGGCTCAGCGTTACGGCGCTGGGCTTTCCTTTAACGTAGGAGTAATCATGGCAATATGTTATAAATGTAATTGCTCATTAGATGCTACAAACTGGATGGCATCTTTTAAAAAGAGAAACCAACGTATCTGTAAGGCTTGTTACCGAAGTAAGTTTAACTCTAAGAATGGGCCGCAACGTTTATACATAAATGGTGAATATATACCTAAGAGAGATCCACGTCATAAAGTGTTTAAGCCTGGTAATTATAAAAACATAAATGATGCGGTATTCTCACAATCAAGTATTAATCAAATACAAGAGGGCTACGTCTATGTCATGACTAATAAGGCATGGCCTGACTGGGTAAAGATAGGTATGGCTATTGATGCAGAGGACAGGCTAAACGGTTATCAAACAAGTAGCCCACACCGTGACTACGTATTGGAGCACTACGTTGCATCTAATGATCGGCGCAAGTCAGAGAGAGAGGCTCACACTAGGGCTTTACCCTTAGCTACTGACTCTAAGGGTGAGTGGTTTAAACTATCAGTAGAACAAGCAATAACAATACTGGATAATCTGGATGAACAACATCGAACCGTTATCAAAGCCGACAAGAACCCGCAGGAAGACGAACTACAAGAACGCCCAAAGCAAACCGACTTCTGGGATCTTACCAAAGACTTCCAACCAAGCTAAGCTCATTGAAGCTATTACTAACAGCAAACAGGTGCTAATCCTTGGCCCTGCTGGTACTGGTAAGACTTATGTTACAGCTACATGTGCAGCAGACTTGTACACACTCAAAGAGATTGACAAGATTGTTATCACACGCCCTCACGTAGCTGTAGGTAAAGACATTGGGTTCCTGCCAGGTACACTAGAAGAGAAAGCACAACCGTGGGCGTTGCCTGTGCTTGACGTACTGGTGAAACACTTGGGGCGTGGTGCTGTTGATACAGGACTTAAGAACGGTAACATCGAAGTAGCTACTCTGGCGTTGATGCGTGGGCGTAGCTTTGATGATGCTTTCATTATCGTGGATGAAGCGCAGAACATTGAGATACCAGAGATCA